CGCCGATGGCAGCGGCTACGTCCAGCGCAAGCTCCGCAACTGGAACACCCGCTTCTGCATCTGGGCCGGCCAGACCGACGACGGCCGCAAACACCAAGAGGCTCTCGGCAAGCGCCCGTTTCCTTGGGACAAGTCCCTGGATTCCCGCGTGCGCATGGCCGACACCATCGTCCGCGACCACGTTGCCATGCTGACCAACGCCTTCTTCAAGGCGCGCGTCCAGGTCCAGCCCGTCGAGTCCATGGACATCGACAAGCGCAGCGCCGCAGAAAGTGTGTTGAAATGGCTCCTCTTTCAGCACGTCCTTGATGATCTCCGGCGCGAAGTGCAGCTCGCCGCCAACTTCCGCGAGACCTACGGCCTCGCCGTCATGGCCGTCGATTGGATCAAGACCACCCGCACCGAGATCAAGAGCTTCAGCATGGAAGACGCCATGATGATGCTGCAGGAGTCCCAAGACCCAAACCTGCAAGCCCTCCTCGAGGTCGTCCTTGACCCCGAGCAAGAAGAACTCGCCGCCCAGCTGATGGGCGAAGTCATCCCGGAACTCGGCAGCACCGCCAAAGTCCGCCAGTTCCGCGAAAAAGGCTTCGTCGAATGGGAGCAGCCCTACGTTTTTGAAAGCCGGCCCCAGTGGACCGCTTTGGAACCCTGGGAGGACATAATTTTTCCAGCTCAAACCTATAGTCTACAGCGGGCGGCGTTCGTTGCCCGACGCGAGCTAATGACCGAACCGGAGTTGCGCGAACGTGCCGCTGTAGAGGGCTGGGACGACAAATGGGTCGAGCAAGTCGTCGAGAAAAAAGGCGACATCCGCCGCATCTCGCTGAACCTCCACCGCAGCGACCAGTTCCTCTACGACCACCAGCGCGACATGATCGAGATCTGGCACGTCTACAGGAAGGAGCACGACGACCGCACCAAGGCGATGCGCGTCACCCGCACCGTCCTCAGCTACCACGTCCCGGATCGCACCGCCGTCCACGACATCCTGCCCTACGCGCACGCGCTCTATCCCTTCGTCGAGCTGCCCCGCGAGCGCGCCTCACGTCCCATCTTAGAGTCCCGCGGCGTGCCGGAGATCGTCCAGACCGCCCAGGAAGAAGTCAAAATCCAACGCGACATGCGAGGCGACCGCGCCAGCATTGTCACGTTGCCCCCGCTCAAAACCCCCGCCGCGCGCGGCAAGATGGATCTCATCATGGGACCGGGCGTGCAGATCCCCGAGCGCCGTCCCGGCGAGATCACTTGGATGAACCCGCCGCAGCCCGACGCCGGCAGCATCGAAGTCGAAATGTCCATCCGCAACGACGTGGACAACTACTTCGGCCGCATCAGCGAAGCCGTCCCGCCGCAACGCTACATGCTGCACACCCAGGAGCTGGTCGATTCGTGGCTCCTCGACATGAAGCTCTGCCTCGTCCAGACGCTCTCGCTCTGTCAACAATACATGACCGAGGAAGAAGTCGCCCGCGTCACCGGCAACCCCAATCTCCCACTCACTGCCAGCCCCGCTGACATCCGCGGACGCTTTGATGTGACGTGCGATTTCGACGCCAAAATCCTTGATGCCGGTCCAGATGGCGCCCTCTCCCAGAAGCTAAATTACTTGGCCTCCGTGCTCACTCCGCTGGACTCCTTTGGAGTCATAGATCGAGTAGGTTTGGTCAAATATATGATGCAGGCAGTAGACCCAAATCTCGCCGGCATCCTCATCAAGGATATCGGCGCCGCTACCCAGCAAGAGCAAGAGGACGAGCAAGGTGCCTTCGCCAAAATCGCCGCAGGCACCGAGCCGCCATTGAGGGAGGGCGGACAAAACGCGCAGGTAAGGCTGCAAACGCTCCAGCAAATCATCCAGTCGAACCCCGCCGTCCAACAGCGATACCAGCAGGACGAAATCTTCCGCAAGATGATCGACGCCCGCGCGCAAGCCTTCCAGTTCCAGCTCCAGCAGCAGCAAAACGCAGTCATCGGCCGCACCGGCGCCCAGCCCGCGCTGCAAAAGATGGCGCAAGACCAGCAACTCGGCATGACCGCCGCACCCGCCGCCTAACCCATGCACCCCAACGTCTCAGTCAGAAACATCGCCGGTCTAAATATACCGCAGCATAACGCCGTCGAGCTGAACTACGTCTCCACGACAAACAATCTCTCCACGGTGGTCTACAAAGAAGGCAGCCAGACGGTCGCCACGCTCACCTTCACCTATGTCGGCGGCACGCCGTCCAGCGATGACGCAAAGATCGCCACCGTGACCCGCAGCTAATGGCCATTAAGTTCAATCCGCTGACAGGAAACTTCGACTTCACCGGCTCCGGTGGAGGCGGCGGCGGTGCGAGCTATATCGACGGCGAGGTGCAAAACTTCAGCGCGTTGCCCACCGCCAACCCGCCAGCCGTAGACAGCGCCTACCTCGTCCGCGAAGCCGAAGGCACTTGGCTCATCAACCGCAAGCCCGCGGGCATCTACATTCGCGTTGCCACCACCGGAACACGCGCAACTGACTGGACCTACGCGGGCATTCTGCCGGATGTCTTCAACGACGCCAACTTCCTGCTCTACGACAACGGCGACAGCTCCAAGAATCTAGCCTTCCAACTCTCCGGCATCACCACCGGCACTACCCGCACGCTGACGGCCGCCGACCGCTCTGGCGTCAACGTCGTCAGCGACACCAGCGCAGGCAGCGGCAGCGACGTGGTCAACAACATCGTCTCGCTCACCCAAGCCGAATACAACGCCATCGGAAGTCCCGACGCGGCCACGCTCTTCCTCATCACCGACCCGTAAGCCATGGCCCTCCTGCAAAAAGCCTACCTCGGTGCCACGCCGCTCTTCGCGGACAAGCCGTGGTTTTACCAGAATGAAATCCTCGCGGCTTCATGGAACACTGGCTCCGTCACGCTCACCGCCTCGGCCACGCCGCACACCAAGGGCAGTTGGTCGCAACTCATCGCCAGCACCAGCAATGTGACGACGTTGATCCGATTCTTTTTGTCAGGCGTCAACGTATCGACAGCCGACTCAGCCACCCTCCTTGACATCGGAGTCGGCGCATCGGGCAGCGAGACTGTTATAGTTCCCAATCTCGCCATCGGCGGATCGGCGGGATCGTTTTACAGTATTCCAGTCGAAATTCCATCCGGCTCCCGCATTGCCGCTCGCATCCAAGGCGTTCGTGCATCGCAAACCGCCACCATAAGCGCCAGAGACTTCTTTGCGCTTAACGCGGGCGATACGGCAAGCATCGGCACGACCGCTGACGTTTTGGGCACAGACACTGCGACCAGCACAGGCACGGCCATGAGCGGATCATCGGGCACATGGGTGGAGATTGAAGACAGCACCACCAAAGACTACATCGGCTTCGCCATCGCCCCGTCCGTCAGCGACACCGACACCACGGCGTTCGGTGACGCCGCCTACGAGATCGGCGTTGGCGCAGCAGGCAGCGAGGTCGCATTTGGCTACATCCAATTTGCGTTTGGAGCCACTGAAAGCTTTTCTCTCGCATCCAGTAGAAGTCCGAACCTATTTGGCCGCGAAGTCCCCACCGGCTCCCGCCTCGCCATCCGCCACAACATCGCCGCCAACCCCGGCAAATACGACGCCTGCATCATCGCCGTTCCGAAAGTCTGACCATGAACAACTGGCACATCCTCTATAACACCGCAAGCGGCCAAAGCGTCAGCATCGGCACCGTCATCGCCGATCCGTTACCGGCAGGCATCACCGCGCTCCCGCTGACCGACGAGCAAGGCGAGGGACTGCAAAACGGCACCGTCATATGGGACGCCGCCACCCGCACGCTCATCCCCACGCCGCCGCCGAGTGTGACCGCCGAAGAACACCTCCGCAGTGTCGGCCTCGCAGGAGACCGCCAACCCACACTTTTGTATTTGCGCCAGTCCCTCGCCGCCGCAGGCAAAACCTGCGCCGAGCTGGACGCCGTCGAGCAATACTTGCAGCAGATCCTCACGATGTTCGCCGCCAATCCGGCGCCGCGCAACGACTGGCCGAATCCCAGCGTCACTTTTGAATCCGCCGTGCAGTCCGCCATGAACGCACTCAACAGCTAATGCGCACCGTCACTCTACAATCCATCCTCCTCCGCGCATGGCAACGTGTCGGTAACGACGCCAGCACCATCGACGCCATCCCATCCGGCGCCAAGACCATGATGACCGCCGCCGCCAACGAGCGCATCGCCGACTGCTGGGAGTGGGCCGATTGGCCTGAGCTTATGCGCGTCGAAGAACGCACCGTCGAAGGCGACGAGACCAACGGCTACTTCATCCCCTACGAGCAAAGCGGCCAGACTGCCATGGGCGAAGTCTTCGCCGTCCTCCGCGACAACCCCGCAACCCACGTTGCTCCCCGCGCCATCGGCTACACGCTGCTCGGCGACAACGTCCGCTTCCCGCAGAGCACCGATTTGCCGGACACCGTCTGGGTCAACTTCCGCGTGCGACCGGATGAATACAGCGCCAGCAACCTCACCGCGACCGTGCCTGCCGTCATCGCAAAAGCCGTCGCGCTCATGCTGACTTCCGACCTCCTCACCGAAGACGGCCAGCTCGACAAGGCACTCGCCATGGAACAGCTCGCCGAGTCCGAGCTGATCTCCCAGCGCGACAAATACTATTTCCAGCAGGGCCAGCCCAGCATGTGGACCGCCCGCGTCAACCAATACTAATCCTATGAACCCTAACGTCAGAACAACGAACAAAGCCAACGGCGTCCGCCTTATCTCCGACACCACGGCCGTCACCGGAACATTCAGCGTTGTCGAAAGTCTCGACGCCGCGACCAAGTTCCACACGCTCGCAGGCAACCAGACCAACGTGGCGAACACTACCGGCGCCAGCGCCTATGCATTTCCGGTCGGCACCGCCATCGAAGGCAACTTCACCGAGATCAAGCTGCACGCCGGCGCCGTGCTTGCCTACTTGAAGTAACGCATCTGAGGAGCCGCGCGATGAGCTTTCAGTATTTTCATCAGAACTTCACGACCACTGAGAAGGGCGTGATCGGCACGGCTACAAGCATCGGCTCAAGCGTATTCAGCATGCTCCCTCACCTAGAAACCACCCTGCGTGTGGCTGGCCTCATCATCGGTATTTGTGTCGGCGTGGCGACACTCATCAGCGTCCTCCACGACATCAAAAAGAAGCGGAAGGAAACAAAATGAGAAACTGGAAAACAAACACTATCGGCATCCTCACTATCCTCATCGCATTGGCGACCGGAGCGAAGGAATACCTCGCAACCGACAGCCTACCGGACCTCGGACTCATTGTTGCGTCTGTGCTCGCTGGCTGGGGACTCATCCAAGCGAAAGACAACAACGCCCGCCTGTGACGTGCCGCCCGAGTTTCGCCATTACGCTGGCCGCCACGCTGTTGCTTGGTGGATGCGTGAGCATTCCGCTGCCGCCGATAGACGGCGAGAAGACGCAAGCGGGCGACTGGGGCAGTATCAAAATTATGGTCACATACGTTCCCAACATCAACAACATCGTCAGCTCCTACAAAGAGTGGAAGAAACCAGAACAATGAAATCTTTCGTAGAACGCCAACTAGTCAAACTGCTCCTCTCACGCGGAGGCCCGCTGCTGCAAAAGCTCGTCACCGCCGCCGCTGCTGCCGCGCTGACTTACATTGCCACCAAGTCCGGCTTGGACATCCGCGCCCTCGGCGTGAACGAAGCCGTCATCGCCGGAATCATCTGGGGCATCTTGGACATCGCCGTGACCAAGCTCCCCGCCGACATCATCAAGACCTACGGCACCCAAATCCAAAAGCTCCTCAACGCCTACAATCAGGGCGCGCAGCTCAAGACTGACGGCTTTGTTGGCCCGAAGACCGTTGCGCAGGCAGAGGCTGAACTTCGCACACGATGATTCCAAAAGACCGGCCGCGCATCGAACGCAAGACCACGGAGCAGCTATTGCGACTCCGCAAGGTCAGCGATCCGGTGTGTCTGGTCGGCATCCGCGGCTACTACCGCGATACGATGGGTGCGGTCGGAAAGCAAGATGTGGGCATCTACGATGACGCTATCGTCCTTGTCTCGCCGAACGTCCACGCAGCATTCAACGCCAATGTAGACCCAAGCCGCCTCGGCTGGAACGCCAACGCCCGCAAGCCCATGGCGCAGCTCAAAAGCGGTGTCTATCGCTACAAACTAGGCCAGCACGGCATCAGCCGCGGCAACCCCTACAAGGCATTGGTGCAGGCTGGTCCGGTCACAGTCCTCCGCGGCACCGGCGAAGAGACCGGACGCTTTGCCATCAACATCCACAAGGGCGGCCGCACCACGACCAGCAGCGAAGGCTGCCAGACGATCCCTCCTCAACAGTGGGACGCTTTCATCGCCCTCACCGAGTCCGAGATGAAACGAAACAACGCCAAAACCCTTTCCTACGTCTTAGTCAACAATTCCTAATGGGCCTAGAATCTCCAGTGCAGCGGGATGGCGACGGCGGATTTGTCGGTTTTGCCAGCCGATTGAATCCGCTCACGTTGCGCGGAGGGTTCTTGCAGGACTCTCTGAACATGCGGCTTGATCGTGGCGTTGCGCAGACGCGGAAGGGAAGCCGCCGATTAACGGACAGCGTTGGCACAACAAACGCCCCTCTCACCCTGGACGCGCAGCTCGGAACCGACAAGAGCGTAACAAGCCTAACGAGAAACACCGGAACGGCCACCGCAACTTCATCGGCTCATGGCTTTTCCACAGGCGACCAGATAAACATTCGCGGCGCCGACCAAGCCGCCTACAACGGCGATTTCATCGTTACGGTGGTTGACGCCAACAGCTTCACCTATCCGGTGAGCGGCAGCCCAACAACACCGGCCACCGGAACAATTGTCGCCAACAACGGCCCAGAGGTGCGCAGCACATATACCGGAGGACTTTACGCCGCCGGATTCTTCGCCAGCAAAAACTACGACAACGCGGCGGAATACATTGTGCTGGCCGGAAGCGAGCAAGCGTATCTCTGGAAAGAAGACCTCACTGTAGTAACAAAGAGCTATCCCGCCGCGCCGGACGAAAGGATTGAAGGAACAGACACGGTTAGCATCGTGCAGGCTTTTGACAGGCTTTACATTTTGCGGGACGCCGCCCGAGCTGGAGATTATGCCGAAAAACTTACTAACGCATCTGGCATTACGGTTTCTTCAACCACGGCAACGGTCAACGTAACCGCCCATGGATATCCCGAAGGGGCGACTGTTCGCATCGAAGGCAGCACCACGCCAGCCTTTGACGGCCATGAGTTCCGAGTGCTCGGCACCAACCTTAATACCAACTCCTTTGAGATTACCGTTCCATCCGGCACCGCCACGCATGCCGCCGCGACCATCAAAGTCCGCCGAGTAAAGCCGCCTTTATTTTGGGATGGTGGAAGCGGCAACTTTGTCCGCGCCGCAGCAGGAGTGCCCTCCGAAGGCCCATCGTTCACCAAGATGCCAAGTGTAGGCTGGGCGAGCTACATCAACAACCGCCTATGGATCGCCAAGAACCGCGACACGGTCGGCATCTCGGATGTGCTTGATCCAGATTTGTTTGATCCGTTTTTCAACAGCTTCCGCGCCGGAGCTGGCGGCGACGACCGAATTGTCGCGGTGCATCCATGGGTCGAAGGTCAGGCACTCGTCTTTTGCCGAAAGTCGATCTGGCTTGCCACGCTTAACCAGTTCGCCTCGACCGATGGCACGTCCTTTTCGGTGGATACGCCGGTCAGCGGACTGACGCTACTGACCGACGAAATCGGCTGCTCGGCGCGCGGAACAATCGTGACTGCCGGACAATACGTCTTCTTTCTGTCCGACGCCGGTATCTATCGCCTCGATGCGAGACTCGACCTCAAGCTGCGCGGCGACACACGACCTCTCTCCGAGCCGATTGCCGACCTGCTGGCCGACGTAAACCAGTCCCGCGTGGAGAACAGTGCCTTTGCGGTGTGGCACAACAACCGCTACCTGATCGCGCTACCCAGCAGCAGTGACCCGCTTGACGGAAACCAGCTCGTCTTTGCCTACAACTCCTTGAACGATTTGTGGGAATACAGGGACTCCTATCCGTCCAGCGCAAGCATCAACGAGCTGCTGGTCGGCAACTTCTCCAACCGGCGCCGCGTATTTTCGGTTCCTCGCTCTGGCAATCTTTACATCCTTGAAGACCGCGAAAACGGCGACGACGACCAAGCAACCGGAACGGCGACCAATCCCACGGTTGGACGCATTCGGACTCGCCGCTACGGATTCGGAGACATGCACAGTAAGCGGTTTCTTCGCACCGTGGCCGATGTTGTTATTCCGGCCGGAGCCAGCGTGACGACGAAGATTGTCACAATCAATCCAGACACCGAAGAGACCATCGGAACGCTGACCAACAGCGGCGCCAGCTCGGAGGACTACAACATGAAAGCTCCCATCCGCTTCAAGGCGCACTCCGCAGAAGTCATTTACGAAACATCCGGCGGCCGACCGGAAATCAGATCGGCCAGCATTGAGGCATCACCCAAGTCGCTGCCTCCGACCGAAACCAGAAACGCAGCTTAATCTATGGCAACCTACGCTTACACCTTCCAGTCCGGCGACACCCTAACTCCGACAAAGTTGAACGACGCGCGCACCGTCAGCGACATCGTCAACGCAGACATCAAGAGCGATGCGGCGATTGCCTTTAGCAAGCTGGCAACTGGGGCGCTGCCGTCAGCCATTACGGTGGCAACAGCGAATATCACCGACGCCAACGTGACTACAGCAAAGATCGCTGATGCCAATGTGACAGCAGCCAAGCTGGCCAGCAATGCGGTAGAAACCGCCAAGATCGCCGACGCAACGTCCACTACAACCGGCGTGACCAACAGCAAGCTGCGCCATTCGGCCGCGCTTTCGGTCATTGGGCGAACCAGCAATACGGACGGAGCACCGGCCGACATAGCGGCAGCCACCGATGGTCATGTTCTTCGCCGTAGCGGAACATCCATTGGATTCGGCACCTTGGCAGCAGGAGCAATAGCAGACGCTTCAATTACCGCAGCAAAACTAGACGGAGTCGCCAAAAACAGCTCTGGCACCAATTTGTCAGTCGGAACAGCGCCAACATTCGGATGCCGCGCTTTTGCAGTGTTTAATAACTCCGGCACAATATCGTCCGCAGGCAATGTTTCGTCGGTTTCTGCCGTTCAGTTTCAGGAAAATCGTTTTACGATCACATTTGCCACGGCGATGCCGGACGCTAACTATGCTGTCTGCATTACTGTGTCTAGATTAAATGACACAGAGCTATACGTTGGCAGGCTTATTAGTGCATCAGCATCATCATGCACGATTGAAGCAACACTTGTTTCTAACGAATCGCAAGATCCCACCGACTACCGCGTAGCATTTTTCAGATAATAACAGGAGGCAATTATGTCACGAAGACAAGATAGACGGAGAAACGCACCGCAGCAGCAGGCCATTCCAACGGTCACAGCGCCACCGGCATCAGAAGTTATAGGCGCAGCAGCCGGTGGCATCCCGCGCCTCGGAAATGCCGCCGCCGCAACCAATGTCTCCGGCAGAACAACTGAACTCGCTGGCGTTCTTGGCTTACTTAGCACAGGCGGGGCGACGACGCTTAATCCGGCGCTGCGCTCACAATATGATGCGCTTAACCAAAGCATCACCAAGGCCACGGCAGCACCCGCCAGACAGCTAACTCAATTAGAATCTAGGCTGACCAACCTCAATGCCGACCTGCAAGGACTGCGCGCAAAACAGACCGCCGGAACACTTACCAAACAAGAAGCTAACAAGCTAAGGGGTCTTGAGAAGCAGGCAGGCTCACTACAGACCAAAGCGGGAACACTAAGGGGGCGCCTTGATGCACAGGCCGGTCGATTAACGGCGTGGGAGCAGCAGAACTTGGCGACCGCGCCAACAGCAACTGACGTATTGTCTGAAGCCTTTCCCGAAGGCCAGCAAACCTTAGACGAAGCCAATCCCTATCTCGACCAACTCAGCCAGCTCGGGGCCGCAGGCGAGCAACTCATGCGCCAACTCGGACAGGGATACCAAGCCGCGCCCATCGCTGCGCGAGAAGTTGAGCAGAGCGAGCTTGGCCGATCCATGATGGACGAGGCGCAGCGCCGCGTGGCGTTGCGTGGGCAGCTTGATCCGCAGGCGGCAAGAGACGCCGTCCAGTCTGCGCGTTCCGCTTTCGCCGCGCGCGGTCTTGGCACTGGCCTTGGCTCGGCCGCCGCCGAACTACTGAACCGCGACCGCTACAGCCGCCAACGTGCGTTTGAGGATCTTGGGTTTGCGCAAGGAGTGGACCAGATGGATCTCGCGCGCCGCACAGACAATGCCGGTCGCAGCTTGCAGGGTTCTATCGCCAATGAGTCAAACCGGCTGGCAGGCGCCGGAATGAATGTCGGCATGCTCGGCGACGCTTACGCAACGCAGCAGGGAGTAAAGCAGATGGGCCTAACGGCTGCCCTTGAGCGCGGCCGGTTGGCCGGTGCTGCTAACCCTAACACGATGTTGCTAAATCTCTATGGGCAAGGCCAGCCGGTCGGCTCGCAGTCAATCGACGCGGCTACTTCTGTGGCCAACAACTGGGCGCAAAATAATGTCATGGCGCAGGGCTTCAACGCCAACGCCATGGCCAGCCAGATTCTTGGAGCGCAAAACTTGCAGGCGGCGCGTATGGCCGCTGGCGCCACGCAGAACGCGGGAATGATGGGGATGATCGGAGGAATCGGCGGCGGTGCGCTGGCTGCCGGTGGGTCTGTCCTTGGGGCTTACGCATTGGCAGGAGCAAGTTTCTAATGACCTACGAGGACAAAGTCATCTACGCCGACCGGCTCATCGAGCAGTCGCTCTCCGAGTTTGGCAATCCGTGCATTGCCTGCTCTTTCGGGAAGGACAGCATGGTGGTTCTGGACTTGGTGCGGCGGCACCGTGATGACCTGCCGGTTGTGTTCCACCGCGAGCCATGGCAACCGCACAAGTATCGGTTCGCCGATGCGGTGATCCAGCACTACGGACTGCGCGTCTACGATTTCCCGCCCTCACTCACAATGGTGCAGGACGGCGGCGGCGAGGTGGAGATCGCCGGATACTATCAGATCGGCGCTCGCTACAACATGCTGCCGACCGGCATCCGCGCTCCGAAGGACGGCGAGGACTTTGTCTGTGGACTCAAAGACATTTACCAGCGCCCGACCGGCACGTTCAACTGGCCGTGGGATGCGATGTTCCATGGCCACAAGGCGAGCGACAGCGATGCGGTCTACGGAGACATCACGATCCACACCGACGTGGCGCGCAACCTAGACAGCGCCAGCCTCGTCTTCCCGATCCGCCTCTTCACCGATGAGGATGTGTGGCGCTACATCGAGGAGAACAATTTGCCCATCCACCATGGCCGCTACGAAAAGGTCGGCGAGTCATGGCGGGAGCGGGAGGATAAGACCGACAACCCTGACTATGTGAGCGCCTGCACGGCGTGCATGGCGAAGGACGGAGCGGCACAGGTGCCGTGTCCGAAGCTAGGAGGTCAACTGGTGAGCAATGTGAGCGATCAGCTCCGCTGGTCACAAAAGGAACGCCCCAGCTATTTGCGGGTCGCAGCTTAATAACAAGGAGAACAAAACGATGATTCAATACAACCCACAAGTGAACGACATGCGCGGCGAATACATGATGCAGGCGGCGCAGGCCAATGCGAGCATGATGAATAACCTTGGCCAAGATATTGGCGGGGCGTTGGCTGGCATTGGCGAAATGTATGGAGAGATTGAGGGACGCAAGGCCAAGGGCCGCGCCTTCAAAGATGTCTTCAAAGTTATTTCTCCGTCTCTTGGAATATCAATGGAACAGCTTGAAGCAATCTCTGGCGGCAAAATTAAAAGTGACATGGATTGGGCTAATGTCAGTGACACCATTTCGCCGTGGATTCCGTCCATCGCAAACTCGCAGCTTGGAAGATACAAGCTAGGTGTGCAGCAGCAGCAGCCGTTTGTGAATGCAGGACTGAAGAATGCGGCCAACATCGCGGGCGGCAATGCGACCTACACGCCGCCGGCTGGCATGGCGCCGGTTGAGCCGCCGCTTCCTGTGGCTGATGAGAACCTGCCGGCGGTCGGCGGGGCGCCGATGACTGCGCCAAGCTCATCAATTCCGGGCGGGCAAAGCTCAATCGACGCCATCAACCGCGACCGCCAACGCCGCGGCCTGCCGCCAATCAAATAACCCATGGACGAAGAAGAAAACATCGGCGCGGCGCTTGATGCGCCCGAATACATGTATGGCGGCGCTCCAGTTATTGAAGACCCCGCCAGCTTTGCCGTAGCTCCGACCGGCACACAGATGGACCTTAGCTTCCTGGACGAGCCTTACAGCGAAGGCTGGGATGAAAGCAAAAAGGCCCTGTGGCAGCAGAAGTGGATTTCTGGCATTAGCCCGACTCCCGCCGACGCGGCAAAGACAGCTCAGTCGATTCTTGCCGATGAGCGCAAGGCGGCGACCGAAAGGTCAGCGCAGCGCGGCAAGCCGATGACCAGCGAGCAGGTGTCTCAGTTAACGCAGCTAGATTCCGTGGCCAACACGCTGCAGATGCTGGACTCGCGCGTGCAGGGCGTTCCAGACAAGGACCGCGGGCCATTTTATGGTAAGGCCCGAGGCGTTAATCCATACGACAAGCAGGCGCAGGAAATTGCGGCCCTAACAACGGGCGTTGTTACACCCATGGCTCGAGGCGTGTTCAATGAGGTTGGCGTAATTACAGCTACCGACGAGGCGCGCTACCGCGCGATGCTCCCAACACTTTCTGATACTCCAGATATCTCTAGAACAAAAATGGCCAACCTCAAGACGCTGCTGCGCGATTCAAAGATTGCGCAGATTGAGAACATGAAAAAAGCCGGCCTTGATGTCGGCGGCTTTGAGGAAGACCTTGGTCTCCTTGTCTCTGAGCGCGACTCGGGGCAAAAGCAGCAGCAAGACGCCCAAGCGGCCAAGCAGCAGCAAGCGCCATTGCTTCCAGTAATGCGCGGCAAGCAAGGCGAGCGTGTTGTTCTGATCACGCCGGAAAACCCCGCATTTGACCCGACCGAGAACAACGGTCAGCCCTACTATGAGGCAGAATAATGGCGAAAACGCGATACAAGCCAGAGGAGCTAACGCAGCAAGGCGAACCGGCTGTTGCCGTTCTACCGAGCGAGCAGCCAGTATCGCCGTTTCTTGATCCGTCTGTCGCCCAGGCCGAGCCGCAGGGCAGCGAGCTTTACAATCTAGGGACGGTCCAGCAGCGCGCGGAGTCAACGCGTGACGCTGACATGTACATGCCGTCCTATCTGCAGGCGGCTCGCAACTACCCAACAGGCGCGGAGGGCAGTGCAACAAGGCCGGAGGGCGCAAGCCCGATGCTGTATCCCAGCCAAGCCGAGACTCAGCCTAGGGTGCGTGCGCGCTATAAGCCAGAGGAAGCGCTGGCCATCGCCGAAGCAAATCGACCGAAAAGGTATTCGCCAGACCAGATGCTGGATATTGCGGCCGAGTCGATGTTCGACGCAAGCCAGCCGCCGCTTCCGAAAGATTTGTGGAAAGCCGCAACGCAGCGCCGCTCCGAGATGGTCAAAGATGGTCGGCTGCCCATGGAATTTGGTCAGATTGATTCGCTGAAGGACGGCATCGTCTGGGCTGCCAATGCCCTTTATGGCGCTGGCTCGTATCTCATCTCTGCTCCGATTGCTGCTGCGACATCTTACGCTGCATCCCCTATTGAGTCGCAACGGCAGATGCACGCAACGGCCGCGGCGACAATCAAGCGGCTCTCCACCGAGTTTGGCCTGCAGACCTACCAAGACATTTTCAATCTGACGCATGAACCGAAGTATCGCGTCAAGGAGACCGGACAGTTTGTCGCCGTAAACAAGACCGGACTGCCGCTCATGCTCCCTGCGGCAAGCGGCGGAAACAACGTCATCAGCGGCGACGGCATCATCAATCCAGTGGCGCCAGAAGCTGGCATGCGGCAATTTGCCAAGGAGGGTATGACGCTGGTTCCGACAAACGAGCAAGACCTCGAGGATTACCGTTACGGACAGTATTTGGACCGCATGGGCGTTGGCGCCCAGTCGATTGAGGACATGAAGGCCAAGGCGCCGCCGGAACTTCTGGCCGCTCTGGCCAGCGGTAACTGGGATTCTGTGGAGCCAAACCAAGCGCAGACTGAGTTGGCACTGCTCGCCGCCCAGGCAGCCATTCCCATCGGCGGCTCTGCGCGCACTTGGGGCGTTGGTCGAAGGGTTGCCGCAGGCATTTCCAAGACCGCAGAGAAGGTTGAAGCTATCGCCGGGTTCCCGGTGGACGTGGACACCGCGCTTCGCGCCAAGTTTGTCAAGGCAGTGACTAGCGGAACCGGAGCCGATGCGGTGGCGCAGAAGACCGCTATGCAGGCGGCAATCGACGCCGGCAAGACAACGGCCAAGGTTGGCGGCGTTTATGGTGTGGCTGCTGGCGTGTCGTCATTTGAGGGAACACCGAGTGAAATCAAGGATCTGGCTTGGACCGCAGCCAATCTCTACAGCGGCTACAAGGGCGGAATGTATGTTGCGCGCCAACTTCGATCCGCATCAGGATTCACCAAGACTGTGCTCAAGGAGGTCGCTGACCCTAGCCGCGGACTTGATGCCGGCGCCCGCGCTGCTGTGGCGGCCAACCCTGCTGTGCCGCAGTCTGTGCGCGAGGTGCTGGAAAGTCCGTCTCGCTACCGCGCCATGGAGTCAACTCCGGCGCGACTGGCAAAGAACCCAGAGCTGTCGCCAACATCCCGCGCCGTCTTCGACAAACTGAGCGACTACCGCTTCGTACAAACCGCTCGACTTGCCAGAGACACAGCGGCGGGCGTGCCCAAGGGCATAACGCTAAACGCTCCGTTCATTGCCGGTGCGCTGGCCAGCGATGACCCAGAGCGCGCAGGACAGATGATTGCGGCTGGCGGTTTGTTTGGCGCCGTTGGTGGTGCCGCAAGCCGATTTACCGAGGCCAATATGCGCCGCAGCGAAGAAGCCAACAGCGACATCGCCCGCATGCTGGTTGATGTCCAAGCGGGCAACGAGCTGGGCAGCGGACTCGGCGGCGAGATCATGCGCAATCGCGTGCGCCCCGGCACCAAGTTTCAAGACGGCGAGCGCGGTTTCGTCATGCCGGAGCAAGAAGTCGCCTCATTCCTTACGGAGATGGAAATGGCCGGCGCCGATGTGTCGGCATTCGTGCAGGGCAAGAGCTTTGACGAGCTGGCACAATGGGCGGCGTACCAAGGCTTTTTCCGCGACAAGGTCGATCTCGTCCCGCTCAACGCAAGAGACTACAAGCTCAACGCAGAGGCTGCCGGCCAGAACGGCTCCGGCGCCTACTTCCTGCAACCTTCCGAGGGACGCCGCGCGCGCATCTTCGTTAATGCCGAGAGCCGCCGCAACGGACTGGCCCCGCATGAATACGGACACGCCGTGCTCCGCGGTGGAGCGCTGTCGCCAGACCAGATCGATGCCGTGCATGCTGACATCAATGGTCGCTACACGCCGGATGCGCTCAAAGCAATGGCCGGAGAGTATGCCGCTGGAATGGTCCGCGCCGAGAACGTCAAGGCGGGCATTGACATTGAGCCAAGCCCCGCTGCGATTGAGGCCAAGGCCGCTGAGTTGTCGCAGGGCAGCATGATCAAGGGCAGCGCGGATGGTCTCGATTGGCTGCGCGAGGAGATCTTCGCCGAGGAGTTCCGCAACGCCAACATCGACTTCGCCCGATCCCGCCGCAACATCCCGCTCGGCGCCAATCCGGTGTCGTTCATGGAGAACCTGCTCGGCGCCCAGTCGCGCGCCCTGCACATGGCCGGCATTGACATCGATCCGCAGACCGGCAAGCCGATGGGCCGCGACCAAATCTTCAAAGAGAACCGTGTGGCGGCCGGCGATCCGGTGGTCATGAAGAACTACGAGACGTATGTGAGGCAGTGGCGTCAGTGGATCAAAGACCCAACGCATGAGATTGACCCCGGTGTAGCGGTCTCCAAGACCGGCAACGTGCAGGACGCGGCCAACAACCCCAACGTGACGTGGCGCGACTACGGTGGCGGTCGCATGGAAAACGAGTTTGGCGTCAAAAATCCAGACGGCACGGTCACGCCGAAGGACTGGAACAAGGACATCAAGCCGACCGTGCGGGCGCGCCAGCAGGCGGTGCGTGAGATGTCTAACCGATCCAAGGAAGTTGCGGCAGCAGACGACCAAACCTTCGGTATGCGCAAGCGCAACGATGGTCGCCGTGAAATTAGCGGTCGCCGACTACCCGACTCGTTTTTCTTTATCCCGCAATATAAGCCGTTTCACACTATTTTGCGCAAAATCAACGCCGCAGACGATGCCGGAGAGACCCTGCAGGTGCGCTTCTTCGCCAAAGGCAAGTCAAAGGACGTGTTCAAGGACGGCATCAGGAACACCAACGCCGTCAACCGCGAGGCGCTGCACGGCAACTTTGTCGCCAAGAAAGACGGCACACTCATGTGGGGCTGGCTGGACATGACGCAGTTCCGCAACCGCGCTATGAAGGCCATCGCCGACCGCAACCCAGCGCTGTCGGAATATGACTGGAACCTCAAGGCGATCATGGATGACCTGCCAGTCCACCTCACCGACCAGCGACGCGGCAAGGGCGGTGCTTTCTCGGTCGGACCCAAGCGCGCCAACATCCTCAACGGACTGATCGGCATCGGCGATGGTCCGCTGGTCGGCGCCTTCGGCAAGGGCACCGCTTACAAGACGATCCACTTGGACAGCATCGACGCGATCGTTCCGACCGGAAAGACCGGCGGCGAGTTTGATGTCTACCGCGCCAACCGCAACGCCATGCCCGACGATCCCAAGCCGCCGGTGGACATGGAGACAGACATCAACAACAACCGCATGCCCCAGCAGATCCCGCGGGAGGCTCAGGGGATGCCGGATGTGGCGGCGCCAGAACCTTGGCGTATGACCAAAAGAGAATTTTTCCATCCGCAAGTGTCCCGCAGATTTATTGAGGCAGAGTCAGCGAAAGACGGGACGATTATTGGAACGATTGGCGATGTGGTTCACGGAGAGAAAACAAGAGCCATCCTCGCCCCAGTGCTGGACGTGCCAGTAATGGTCATGAGGACGCCGGTGCAGGGAGGCAAGCGGGTTGCTGTTGGGGAGGGTTATTCGTTTGATGGTAGTTCTGGCAGATTCGATGGCCGCCCAACTATTTTCATCAACCCCAACGAACGCATGGTCGGAACACTATGGGAAGAGGCAGCGCACCAGATGCGCAGGGCCAAGGGGCGAGAAATTCGCAAGACAGACATTCGCGAGATTATCGGCAACGACAAAGCGTTTGAGGCTGCGTACAAAAATGACCCAGAGGAAATTTCCGCAAAGAAGCTGGCAAATTATTTGGGATCTTTGGCCAGCAAGGAGAAAAGCCACAGGCAGATCGTCTCTGATGCAATTGATGCCGGACTTCCCGTGCCAGAAAATGTCCGAGCAGAATACGGCCTGCAAGCTGCGGCACGCGCCCAAGCCATGCCGGACTCCCTTGAGTCCGTTCCCACCGACCAACTCCAACGCCAATACGAGGAGAACCAAGGCTACCTTGGGCTGTCCACCCTGGGCATGCGTGAGGGCCGTCCGGTGCGTGGCGGCGCGGCGCAGACCCGCGAGCTGCTCCGGCGCAACGAGGCGATCAGCGCAGAGCTGGAGCGCCGCGGCGTGCGGTCGGAAGATGCGCAGTTGCAGCGGGCGCTGCAGAGGCGTGGGCAGGCGATGCCGGATGTGGCGGACGCTGGCGATCAAGGTGTGGCGATGCCAAGGGGCACTGTCACTCAGCTGACCAATACCGCGCGCAAGGCGCTTCCTCGGCTTCCGCGCGGAGCGTCAAACGTGCCAAAGGTGGTCGTACAGGTGCAGCGCCAAGGCAAGCCGAAGATGGTTAAAACAATTGCAGGAGAAAAGTTGGTGCCTGGCGAAATGAAAAAGCCCAAGGATATTGTAGTCGATGGCGGCGACTCCAAGAACTGGAATGGTTACACGGGCGAATACCGCATGCCTCTTCCCAACATCAAGCTCGACAAGACTAAAGGCGTATCATGGTCAAAGCAGGACATCTATGATGTTGCCCAGACAGACCGCGCGCGGGCGCAGGCAAACGCGCAGCAGTCAGTGCAGGCGGCGGCAATGGCTGCGGCTGATCCGATGAAGTTTGTCGATCCGGTCGGCTACTCCGAGATCATGCGCGCCTCTGGCGTTGCTGGGGATATTTTGATTCCACCAAGCGGGCTAAAGCTGATGCTGACTGACCCCACGGCGTTTGTGGGATTGCTTGACGGAGGATTCCACGGCAAGCGCACCGTGCCCGGAACGCGCGCCGCGGCTATGCAAGGACTGGACGGAGTGACCGAGATGCGCCAGTTAGTTGGCGGGCAACCGTCGTCACTCAACACGGCGCTGCATCACTTCTGGGGCACGCTATCTAAGCAGCTTGACGTGATCAACCAAGAGGCTGCGTGGATGCGCTTGATGCTGGACCCAGCGATCATTGAGGCGATTGACCAATCCACCAGCGGCAAGTTTTCCATGCAGATAGAAGACTGGGAGGCACTAGTTGCTAAGGCATTGGATAGCACCCAAGGAGACTTTAGAGGCAAGGGCAACAACGCCAAGTCAAACGCCAATTCGTTCTACAATGCGCTGGTCTACCACAACGGACGATGGGACGAGGTGGCCGCGCTTTACGCCAACAACAACGCAATCGACATGCGCGCTCAATTCAATGCGCTTGGACACGGCAAGGTCGGAATGAAAAACAAGGTGCAGGGCTTTGTGGGCTTGAGCTTCGGAGTCAAGGGCAGTGTGCTGGATCGCTGGCGCTTTGTTGACCTTTACCTGCCAGACGTGATGAAGCTGACCGGCGCGGCAACACCGGAGCAATACTTCAAGTATGTAGGAGCGTCGAAGGTCATCCCGCAAGATCCTATCGGCATTTATAAGAACTACGGAACTATTGAGAACGACAGCCCTGCATTCAGCCTCGCCCTATACAACTCCCTTGACAGCGTGGCGCAGGTGGCAATCAACAACTCGCCAGAACTGCGCAACTACCTCGGTGCTCACGCCGATCCCGGCGGGCTTCACTGGGTGACTTGGAACTCAATCAAGAACGAAGCGGTCGGACACTCGTCCTTGGATATAACAAAAAACTTCGTCCGCAAATACGGACGCAACGGCACGGCGAGCGACTTTGCCCAGTTCATGCGCACGGCTGAAGGGTTTGTTGAGGGTTCCAACGATGCGGGACAAACGATTCGACTTTCCCTTAAAAATGGTGTATTCAATTACCTAGAACAATGAGTGGATTTCCCGCAGATTTTACCGACGAACCGGACGACATAGCTGACACCGTGGAAGGAATGGTCGGCGCCGCAGAACGGATGCGTGGCCGGCGGCTGACCGCTGACGAGCGGCGCAAGGTTATTGCAATGGTGACCGACCGCGACTCATCTGAGTTCCCAGTGCGGCGACCAGCAGAACCAGCTCCGGCAGGACTGGAAGATTTATAGCTCATCTGGCACGTCCAGAAAGAGACTAAGGGTCAGCTCCGGCTGGCCCTTTCTTTTTTGCCCTCTTACTGCCAAACTATCGGCCAAAGCGCCCGAAGACCCGCATGTTTACAGGGCTGGGCAGCTCTTTACAAATCAGGTGCACTACCGCTGTGCTATGCCGGCGAGCTATCAAATTCTTCTGATCT